CGAATATTCGGGACCCGAAATACGTAAAAGACTGAGACGAAGGTATCTTTCTAGACATCTTCCCTTCTAAGTCTTCTTTAAGCTTTCGTACACTGCCCAAACGCCCCTTCGGACTCTTCATCAGAGTCCTATGAAAGCGTTCCGACAGGTTACGAATGGAAGGCGCGTGGGACAATTGCACTTTTCGGCTTCTGCCGAAGAGCGCCCTTGAACTCGCGGGTCCACGTAATCTCTGGATTACGTCCCTAACCTCGAGACCCCCAGGGGTATCTTTCTTCAACTGTGGCTTTAAGCGTAAGTTGAAGACTGTTTCCACTGGGACATTCTTTTGCCCGTCCACAAGGGGGACTAATGAAAGTCCCCCGTAGAGGAGCAAACGGTCTAGAGGCAAAGACGAGAGATGCGCAAACCATTGCCGGGCAAACTTTCTAGGCGTCTGTTCAAAATGAGGGTGACTAATCCCCCCCATAAAGTCCGGAGCGCCTAGGGGCAAGCCCAGCGATGCTGCCGCACGCCACTCGGAATTAAACTTGCTATATTTAAACAAGCCTAACTTCGAGAGGTTTTGCCGCGAAGGGGAAATGCCCTGTTCCAACAAAGACCCGCGAAACGCGGAGACCAAATTGTACCAGTTCACTTCACCTTTCGTCCCCCCTCGAGGCGCCGTCCAATAACTAAGAAGAAAGAATTTTTTCTTTTTTCCGTTCTTGTACGGAGCCTCGCAAAACAATCCCTTGTGCCGATCATAAAAACTCTTAGGAGCAGATATGACCCCCCCAAGGGATCGCAAGGCGCTATCATACCGCTCACGTTCTAACGGAGAGAGTCCTCCCACCAAGGCGTCATCGCCAGTGGTGAGAGCAGCCCACTTCCCTGCCTTTTCTAAGGCATAGAACGTAACAAGCGGCAGGACAGCCCAGGAGGTAGGTTCCCCCATCATGGCACCACGTTTCGTGATGTCACGATCCGCATCACAACATGCGTATTGCAACCAACTATTAAACCTATTAAAATAGTCCATGCAGTCCACAGGAGTGACAACCGACCGCCGCTCGTCTAACGACCAAGGAACGAGCCCTCGTGTGAAAGAAACAATCACAGAGGACCCAGATTCTTCGTAATTAGAAGAGCGGAACCGCGGGTGGGGGAAAATTTGAGCAGCGGTGGTAAAGTTACCGAAATAAGAGAAATTAGAGTTATACGTAACTCCCTCGTTATCGAGGTCCTCAGGTCGGAAACTTTCCCTCCGCTTAAAATCAATGTTGATTAAATCCGGAACTCCAACGAAGTCCGGAAGAAAATCAAAATTGTATAACCCCTCGAACTCACGTAGAGAATGAACTTTATCTTCCATAAGCTCATACTCCGTGATCCCGAGGCGCTGGAACAGCTTGTCGTACATAGGAAGGGGGATACCCCCCCTCGTAATAACGCCAGGCTTAGGCTCTCGTGTGACTAGAAGAACGTCCGGAGCTCTTGCACTGCAAGGCTTCTTACGCCATTCTTCCGAATGCAACAACGCTCTAGGCCCAAACAACATGGGTATAAAACGTTCAAACCGCCGCAACTCTGGAACATAGCTAAGGATCTCTTCATAGAGAACCCGCTGTGCCCAAAAGCCGTGGCAGTCCGTTGCAAAGGATAGGTCCTGCGAATACCAGGGTCCCTCCCTCCCAAGATCCACGCGCTCCGAACCCCCTAAGGATTCTGAAGAGCGCGGGTCATTGAGAAGGAAGTGGTCGGCTGCCTTACGAAACGCTTGCTGGATGATATTAGCAGCCGTCAAGCCCATCGTAGGAAGCCGAATTTTTAACCCCTTTTCTGGAGCAACTATCGGGAGAGCAGGAAGGTACCATCCAT